TAAGATGTCTTTCAAGTCTATCTATCTGTTGAAACAACTGATAAGGTAAATTATTAGTAGGTTTGCTAACTTGAGACCCTGGAGTCAAGTAGTTAACAGCGAATCTACCTTTTCTATATTGTCCTGATTCTATCTCACCAATGATGTTGGTTTCTGTAAACACAGCATCTTCCATTGCAATGACAGATAGAACATTGATTTTTGCCATATTCGCCATCAATCCAATCACATGATGGAATTGACTTTGCATTTGGTCAAAGCTATATCGTTTTGCCACAACAAATCTTGGACCTGATTTAAGTGGGTTAGGTACAAAATCAAGAATAATTCTATTTTCAGGTAAGAAAATATAAGTTCCTTCTTTGTCGTAATATTCTGCTACTACTTTTCCAGTTCCATTTTGATTAGCCCATGTCTTATCGTATGAAGACATATAAGCCATAGTGTTAAATTCTGAATCTATTTCATCCATAATAACTGTTTTGTATTTTGGATATTGTTGAGCAAGAGTTGTATGAGGTACTCTATACACAATTGCTAATTCTTGTGGTTGTTGTTCAGGACCAAAGTGTCCAGGGTAACAAGTGTATGGGTCTCTTATTTCTGCAATAGGATATGGTATTCCATTAGCATCTTTCTTTTCTTTTAATACCCAAACAGCAAAACCATAACCTGGTAACCATCTACCTACTTGTGGTAATTGTTTATGTAATTTTTGTAATTCATCATAGCTATGTACAATTCTCTCAAGTTTCTCTGCTCTCTTTGTAGCTCTTTCACTATCCTTGTCATTGTAAATATCTACTTTTAAATCAGGTGCTCTACCTAATTTCTGTGCAAATCTTTCTAACGCAGACATAAGCAAATTAGGTGCAGGTAATTGTTGATAATCCATATCACGCATATCTTTACCAAGTAATGCTTTTAATCCATCAGCACCACCATTCATGATTGCTCTTATGTTGTCTTTTTCAGCTACATATTCAGAATGTAATTGCCTTAATTCGTAAACTCTGCTGTATAGCTCATCTGCTGTCTTTACCATTTATCTCCAAGTATCTAAATCTATTTTAATACCACTATAGCCATCAAAACTAGGACTATAGTCATATCCCATTGTAGCAAGTCTTTCTTTCTGCATACGCCTTATTGATTTCATTGGAAACCAACTTGCCATTACAATATCTGTTTTTGTACCTACTGTTCTACTCTTATTCTTTGCAGAACTAAAATACACTAACTGACTTCTGTATAAGTTTACCTTTTCTTGTGCTTCAAATCCAAGATAAGGTAAAGAAATTAATTGTTCTTCAAACAATGGTCGCATAGCTGTCACACCAAACACAGGGTCAAATTTATTGTTATAAGTTTGATGTCCTTCCAAAAAGATACCATGCTTACCTGCAAAGTCTCTAATAGACCTATCTTGCCTGATAGCTTTTTGAAAACCATTCTCTTCAATAACCCAATGAGATAAATTATATTTTGTAAACCATCTCTTTATAATATCTAATGCTTGTGGAATACCACCACCAAGTGAGTTCTCCATATCAATCATGTATAGCTTATTGCTGTCTTGATGATAACCCCATAAGAATGCTGCTTGATACCCAGTTGATGATGGGTCTAATCCTGCAATTAGTCTTACACCTGAAGGTACATGACCAATATCTCTTTTTTGGTCACGACATGCTTCTATTTCTTCAGCATCAAATAATGACATGCCATCAGGCATTGCTACATTAAGATATACCATTTCAAATATTGCTCTACCACCTGTAGTTTCTGCAGCTCTTTTTCTATCCATTAACCATTTGTAAGTTCTTTTCTTAGCCCACAACATACAATCTTGATGTATGTCATTATCCCAATCAGGTAGAGTACAAGCAGTATCATGTGCTTCTTCTACAATTGTTTTCCAAGATTCGTTTTCTAGTAAGTGTGAATATAAATCATCATAATGCTGTCTAGAACCAATAACCACCATAGCTGTATGTTCCTCTTTTCTTGAAGACAAAGTTGTTGTCCACCAGTTTCTAGTATTCTCTCTAGACGCAGGTTGCATTGTTGAACCATGGTCTTCAATGTCGTCTGCAATAATAATGTCACAGTCACGAGAAAGTATTTTACCACCACGACCAATTCCAACCATAGTAGGTGATTTAATACCAGTTACTGTTCTTGTTCCTACAGAAAACTCTGTTGATGACCATGCTTTACCACTTCTGTTTTGTGGTTTAAATTTTGGTCCAGGTCCACATATCTCTTCAATTAATAATTCATTATTTTCTAGTTGGTCCATTACAGAGCTAACAGCATTCTTAGCAATGTCCTCATTACCACCTACCCATAAAATTCTGATATTAGGGTTTTTACAAATAAGCCATACAACAAAGTGAATTAATAAATCTGTTTTACCATGACGAGGTGGACTAAGAATCATTTGTTGTTCTCCACCTTCTATAGCATCCATTATAGAGTTAATCCACTTCTCATGAAAGTCTGCAGTTTCGTATGGTATTCCTTGTTCTGTTTGAAAATATCTATCTCTAAAATCTGAAAATTCTTTTAATGCAACTTCTGCTACTTGTGGTAGTTCCCATTTTTCTTGAGCTCTCTTCGTATCAAGGTCCTCCACATAAGCGTTGTAAGCCATAGAGACAGCTCCCACAGAAGTTCCCAAGATTTTTGCAACATCTGATAAGGTGTTTTTCTTAAGTAAGATTTCTTGTCCAAGACCTGATTCAACCAAATCTTGATAGACCTTACCTCTTCTACTCTGTACATTTTTTTGTTGACTTGGGATATTAAGTTCATCATCAACTTGTGTCCACTCTTTACCAATTTTTTTAGCTCTTTTCTTTTGCATTGCAATTCTGTTAGAACATCTATCACTACAGAATTTTGACCTACCTTTTGGTAAAGGTCTGTGACATCCACCTGCATAACATAATTTTTTATTTGCCATATTTTTCACATTTTTTATTTCTGCACACTACATGCCCTTCTTCAATATTGAGAGTTTCTTTACACATAGGACATGGAATGTCGTAAGTACTCAAAAATTATTTTTTCTTCCAACCACGCTTCATTTGGTTATAAGCCTTTTTAGAAATAGTAGATTTCTTTTTTGACCTAGAAGTACCTGCTTGTTGTCTTCTATGTATGTTACCTACTAAACTATTTTTTCCTGAACCATGTGCCATTGTAACTCCTTACCACATTTTGCAAGACCAGTACCTGGGTGTAGTCTTGTCTTTTGCTGTATCGCATTTATGTCTAGCTCTAAATGATTTTCTAGCTTCAGGGTTATCTTTTCTAATTTCCATATTTGGGTCACCAAACATAACCTTCTTAACCTTACCACCATCTTGAACATAGACTTTAAACTTCTTACGACCATATCCTGGTTCGCCTTTGCTAATCCTAGAAGGACTATTTAACTTAACTGATTTACCTTGGTACTCTGCCATTAAACTTTTTTCCTTCCTGCTTTACGCATTGCAATTGCTACAGCTTGTTTATGTGAGTAACCTTCTGTCATAAGTTTCCTTATGTTCCTAGCTACTGTCTTATCTGAACTTCCTGTATATAAAGGCATAGGGTTATAATAACACAAAACTCCACACATGGTGGAGTCTTGTTCGTACAGTCTGTCCATTTACTGTAATTATGAAAGATATGAAATATCAACTTTTCAGTTCACAACGAACACATTGTGTTTAGACTTCAAGCCTCTTTTTCTATATCTGTCTGTTGTTTTCAACATACAACTCTTAGGACTTTCCTAAGATATTTTCAATATAATATTGTTATAAATTTATGTTGTGAAAAAAATTTTTTTTTAATAGACCTTCCATAAGTTCTGCTTCCTTTTCAAAGAGCAACTCTTCTTCTAGTAAAGGGTCTACTTCAATGTTGTGATGATAGGTTCTGTTGTCTTCTATCTTTACTTCTCCAGTAACAAACTGATAAATGTGCCATAGTTCGTGTAGTAGTGTTTCTATGTAGAGAGAGTCAGTAATATCTTTATGAATAAGAATTTTAAAACTTCTTGGTTTTTTATAACTATCTTCTATGTATAGTTCTCCATAGTTATCTTCTAAGTGTTTATGTTGTACAACAATCTTTAGTTTGTATCTTGGTAAATATTCTTTAAGAAACCATTGAATAATTTTATTTTTTTTCTTTACTGACATTGAGCACACAACCCATTAATGAGTTCATCTTCCCAATAAGGATTCCAACACTTATCACAATCTTGTACATGGATATATTGTTTCATACTGCAACTATAGCAAACCCTCACTTGCGTGAGGGTCGTACTATACAAACAAATACAACAGGAGGACTGTTGAAGATAGCATGATGCTATCAGTTAAGAGTATAACAGGTTGTATATTTAATGGTATTATTTTCTAGGGGTATTTTATAAGTAGGAGTTTCCTCCTTTCGCCTACTGACCTATCAGAATACCCCCAACTTTTTGTCATACTTAAAATCTATGGTATGCTAGAATAGTTTTACGACAAACATTTACACCTAGTAAGTGCTTACAGGTAAAGTGGACATCAGGCGTACAAAAGCTGCTGATACGATAGAGTATAAAGGCGAAACACAAAGGCAGTACCCAAGGAGTTCAGAAGTAGTGTAAATCAGACTTTTTTTTATGCTTAGCATATATAGCCTGTTATATCCAAAAAGGCACCCTACCTTACCATAAAATAACTAACCAGTTATCTTTATTGTTCTAATAAGTTATATATACCATATATAGTATGTTTTAGGTACCTTACTACATATAGTACCACTATATCTAGTACCCCTTTAACAGCATATTTTTAGGGGATAAACAACGAAGTTGTGCACCCCCTAGATTTAACCCTACCCTAATTAATTCCTTGTTTAAACAAAGTACTATTTTAAAAAGTATTGTTGTATTTCTGTAGAATAATTATTCTTAGTTACCTCAAAATAAAACATTGTTTAAACAAAGTACCTAGTTTTTTATTAATCTAGAGAGGGGTAGGAGGATTAAAAAGAGTGGGAAAAAAAACTTAAAGAAATACCATGTTAATTTCAAATATGTGTTAAGCTGTTATTACAAACAAAACATAAGGAGAAATTATGAAACAATTACAGGCTACAA